GCATGAAGTGTCCAATGCTTGGCTTCTCCTCATACACAGCAGAGTTGTTAGCTAAGGCACGTTGCCCTTGACCATCCCACCAGTTACCTGCTTTAGCATGAGCCATGTTATCGTCTGTCAAATCTGACAGTGAGATCATCGCTGACCTACGTACTCCACCCACAACAACAACTTCCCCGATCTTGCACAAAATGTCATGGCATTCGAGGGAAGATAAACGTCTACCAGCTGCACCTTTGAATTTGCTAATGACAAACTTAAATAAGTCTTCCAAGGGTTTTGGTCCAGATGCCCTGCCTCCAAAGGTCTTGAGCCTTGCACCTGCCTCACGGACTTTATGTATGTCATACTGTGGCACTTCGCCAGAGTACAGAAGAGCGATGAGTTGTCGAAGTGATTTAGCCCATCCTTCTTTAGAATCCGAAACAACAATAGTAGTTTGACTACTGAACATACGATCAGGGACCTCAGGTAATCTAGACACATACTTCTTCTCCACACTAAATCCTACACCAGTACCACACAGGAGGATGTACATAGCTTCATCGAATGCTTTAGGGTCATCGATAGGTAGGTAGGAACAATTGAATGCTGCTACGTTCTGTCTCTCGAGTGCTGGTCCAGAGGTCATGACGGCTCTCATGGATGGCACTACATCTAAATCTTTTACTGCTTGTTCTAACTCAGCACGTAGCTCAGGAGTTAGGGTGTAATTCTTTTTATCTTTCAGATGCTCTGTCATAAAGTCAAAGTATCTTGTTACTGTCTCACTCCAATGCTCACGTCTGCCAAGCTCGTCTATGTAACGAGAGTATCTGCTCTTGGCAATGAAGTCATTGTAGGGAGTCATTGTGTATTTCGTCATGAAGTATGCCTATGTTGTTGATTTTATTGAAAAAAATAGGAGCACAGTAGAGAATCTGTACTCCCTTGGGGGGACTTTAGTTATACTTAAAATTTCCCTTAAAGCAACTGCCTTCGTATGTACTTGTTTTTATTATATTAAAAGTAGTAGGTCTGAGTACGGGGTCCACAAGTCACATCAATGATGATGTCTGTATCCCAGTCATTAACCCTACGCTTAGCCATAATGAGAATGGGTCTCATCTTAGCTGCTTCACAATCTTGTACAGCATTGATAACCTCTTGTCTACTCATGGCTTGTGCTCTCTTTTGCACTACCAGTTTAGACTCGGAACCATAGGGTGAAGATGCACACCCTGTAAGCCCCACGGTTACTGCTGCAATGCCTACTGCAATACTACTCTTCATAATCTTCGAGGTCATCATTATTCTCCTGTGTGGTAGCTAGTTGCTTGATTGCCCTAGCTATGACCGATGCAAAACTTTCATTGGCTGGTATTACTACTGGTGAATCATTAAATCGTTCCACTAAACGTGCTGCTTCATACAATGCTTTCACTCGTGCTAACTTTGAAAACCCCGTATTAAACTCTACTGCTTCTTCTACATCTAAAATAACATCACATAGATTCTCTTGCACTTGCCATAAAGCGTACTCAATAGCAGGTTTATGGTCAAGCCATTCTGAGTTGGCAGTAGCAGACATAGCACAGGTAGCAACACCTAGTGCCCGTTTTAACTTTACCATACTCTCATCAAACAAGTCATCAGACAGGTGTGCCATCATCTTCTCCTAGTATATAGTCTGCTGCATTTAACTGTATCAATTCCTTTGCAGTCAAGTATACATCACTTGCTGGTAATAGCTTAGAAGAAATCTTTAATGCACTTAAGCCTGTTGCATCACGAAGTATTTTAATCATCTTAGCATTACAGTTCTCTACTTCTTTTACTGCTGACTTGATGTCATGATACTTATCTGTAATGTCATCCGACAGTTGATGACACATGATGCCAGCATTCGGTGCAATGTATCTCTCACCTTTAGTGCCACACACAAAGATTAAGAAGCCACCACTCATAATGTTACCTAGCCCAATGGTACGGATAGGGTGTTTACTGCTACGCATAATGTCAATCAAGGCGAAGGTCTGATACAGATCCCCACCCGGTGTATTAACATACAGTGTTAGCATCTTAGGTTTCGTACTGTCAATGTTCTCGTACTCAATCCACTTGATGCATCGATCTACGTTCTCGATATCAATGTCCCCATTTAAGAAGAACATATTATTATCTAGGAGTAGATTGTCCATCCTATCTTGAGGGGATTGTTCATGTTTACGGGTTGCCACTTGGAATCTCCACTAGCTGTAACTTCGTAATCGGCACTTGATAAAACAGTTCCCCCTTATACACATACTTGTTAGGCACCTCCACTACGGGGGAATCTAACAGGTCTGTGTGACTGCATATGAATGCACGACTACGTTCATTATTAAATATCATAAAGTATGTAGGCTTATCCAGCTTAGCAAACTTAGCCTTACGTTCAGGTATCTGTAGTGTATCGTACATAAAATCTAAACCCTTCCACACTTTCTTTATTTCTACTTCACAATAGAATGTTTCTGATCCTGTGTCTACAATTAAATCTACTGCGTATCTATCAGGATGATCCTCTACGGTATGTCCTAAAGATGTCCAATACTTCTTGGCTGAATCTCTTGCTGTCCCATCGGTTTCGTTAAATAGTTCTCTATCAAATCGCTTACGGATGGGAGCAGTCATAGATCCGTTTCCAGTTCAATAAAGAATTCATTAACTTCTTCAGCACCAATATCGTAGACTGCATCCTTGATTGCTTCTTGCAATACCTCTTGTAGGTAGTCAGGGTCTTTATACGTAGGTGGCACAGCCTCTGGATCCAGCACCAATTCAAAACGTACCTCTACAAAGATAGTAGGTTCTGTGCTCACCAGTAAACTCCTCGTGTCTCTTCTGTCAGTCTAGCCATACGATCTAATGCACGACTAGCCTTACGGATAGCTGCAGCGTTGTTTAAACATGTGTCTAAGTTAAGTAAGATCTCTAGTGCTACACCATGACAGTAGCTAATAGCGTCATAAGGACCTAACACTTGTACGATCTGTTCAAACTGTCTCTCATCATCCAGCATAAGGTTAGTTTCTTCAGCAGCATCTGTGTCTACGTCTTCTTCAAACAACGAACCACCAGCAAAGAGACTCTCTTGTTTTTGGTACTGTGGATCTTCATCCATCTTTTCCCAGAATGCCCTAGCTGCAGCACTCCACTCTTCCCCTGAACAATCGTCAATAGACTTGCGTGTATTGTATGGATCTATGGGTTTGTTACGATCATCCAAGGTTCCCATTATGCATTCCCCCGTGTCTGTGTCCACTCGGTCAAGTCAATGACTTCCCCAAGGGTGTTCTCATCTAGCTGACTCACAGTCAACTTACCGGATTCAATCATCTTGTCCATCTCTATAGATACCTTCTCACCAAACTCAGCATCTGTATTAAGTAAATGGAAACAGGTAATAACCCCATGCATTAATCCCATGAGTTCTTCGTATGACTCTTCGTCTAACTTATCCGAGGGCATGTACATCACATTAAGATCTACAGTACCGGACCACTTAGTTTCATTGAAGTTAGGTCGAATGATTAGTACGATGTCATCTTTTTTAATTGCATTACTCATGTTTAGTTCCTTTAAATGGATTGAATTCTAGGGGCATATCTTTTTTCTTGGGTTCTTTGAGCCAGTCTTCAGGTATCTTTTTATCTGCATACAGAAAGCCTTGCTTAACGCACCACTCAGCGTATGTAGTTTTAGACTGCTTACTTAGCCTACTATTGCTGCGAGTAAATACAAATCGAATATCTAAATGCGGGTGTTGCTTCTTAACTAACGTATGCTTACGTCTATCTTTAGCTGTAAACATTCCTTTAGTCTCAATGATAATACCATTAGGGAGTAGAAAGTCCGGTGTATATTTTCTATAACACAAGTCTTCCCACTCTATTTTAATGGACTCATACTCAGCATCAATAGAAGCTGCCCTCAAATCTTCTTGTACAGATTCCTCTAGACCACTACGATAATCTTTAGTGTGAGAAGGTTTGAAGTTCATCTTCTTAGATGCCATTTACTGTACTTCCTTTGGTACTATCTTGACGTAGGAAACCATTGGAGGGTTTGCTGCCTTAGATACAAGAGATGGTTTCTCTTGTAGTCCTTCCCAACACTTATATCGGTACGAGCACCAAC